CCTCAGCCGCAGCAGCCGCAAGCCGCCCAGAAAGAGTGTCAAACTCCTCGCTGTCCGTCCAGTAGCTGGAAATGCGGCGGCGAATAGGAGGAGGAGAGCCAACCGTCGCAGAGGTAGGGCGAAGAGGAGTCGTCTGCGCAGGCGCTTGCTGCGCAGGCGCAGGCGCCGCCGCTACGCTAGAAGGAGCGCAGCAGCTGCTGCGGCGGCGGCGCGCAGCGCAAGCAGAAGCAGAAGCGCAACAGCTGCTGCGCATAGGCGCAAGCGCCGGCATCATCTGGACATAGTCCAGCTCATAGTTCTCCAGGTTGGAATTCACGAACTCGCGCACCGTGCAGGAAGGAGACCCAGGGAACTCAGGGAAATGGCTATCCAGGTTCTCAATCTCGTCCACCAGGCCGCGCACATAGTCAATGCGAATATCGTTCCAGAGCCAGCGATTCGCCAGGCACTCGTGGAGAAACCACTTAATACCGTCCTGCTCATAGTTCAGATACGTCAGGAACTGCCCCAGGCTAGGGCTGTGAACGCCATTGGGATTTGTCGCCGCGCGCAGATTCTCGATGACAGCAGTCACATGGTGAGACGGCGCAAGAGTATAATTCCAATCCTCCAGAATATCCGTCCAGCCGAAGATACGCAGATTGGAGTTCGTGAGCCAAAGCATCTTAGAGCAAGTCGTCATTTGGAAAGGGACTTAAACTGGGCGGGGCGGCGAAAATCAACTTTTTTTTGTGTACTCATTCGCCTCTGTATCGGAATGAGGGTCGTTGAATGTAAGTGTTATATCTTCATGTGGTACCGCTGGTCTAGAAGAAGGAACGATGGCAGGTTTTGGCTTTACCGGTGCTTGTGTTAGAGCACTAATGAGATTCGCTGGAGATATATGTGTCGCCCCAGGTAAGACCGAATCTACCCTGTCTAGTTGCGAAGAAATAGTTACGTTACGCGCCGATGTGTTACCTCTCAGATGCGTCCTCTGTATTCCACGAGCGCTGAGCTTCTCTTCCAAATCCCGCAGCTTTGCTTCTAGAGTGGAGTTGAAGCTGCCAAATTCCCGTTGTATTCTAGATTCAAGACGTCTATCCACATCAGGCATCATCGCTTCATGCCATACCTTCTTCTTCTGTTTCAGCATGACTGTAGCATCTACAATCATTCTCTTCATACGATTTTCAGTATCTATAAATACCTTGGTGTGGTCTATTCCATGCGCAATATCAGGCTTCTTCAATGTGGGTCTATCACTAAACTCCTTTTCAAATTCATCAATAACCTTATCAGGAATCTGGGGAGATTGTTCAATCAATCTATCTAGCTCAGACCGACACACATTCAAGAAATCCATAGAATCTATACGATCCACTGGGTGTAACGCAAGTTCTATTGCTATCTGTCTCTGGAATTTACCCCAAGCAATACTCGCCACACGGTTTGCTTCTGAGCTCTGCGCATATCGGAAGAAATTTCCAAGCGTTGTGAGAATTCCAGTAAAAATAGAAACACCTCCAATGCCTATCTGAGCGTATTTTGCCGCAGTAGGATTATCTCCCGTCATGCTTGTCATTATAAAACTGGCAGAGCCAGTCAAGGTGGATAATATGATGACAGGGACAGTAATCCACATATTATTCAAACTTGCTTGCTTCTCGTATTTATCATGCATCCAACGATAGCAAGCAGCTATATCTGCCCATTCAGCCATGAGCTCTTCTTGTTCTTTTGTCCATCCATTATTAGGTTTTACAATTTTATTGCCAGATAAATCAAACTTCTCAGGCGGGGGAGAAGATGATGGGGAACTTTTCTTGGACGTAATGGCTGACATCTACTTGTTCCTATATTATGGTTTGCCCTAGGAACGGCCACCTCTGCCTCCACGGCCTCCTCTGCCTCCACGGCCGCCGCGTCCAGACGCAGACGCAGCCTTCTTCGCATCCAGCCCACCCTTGTATAAAGCAGCCGCTTCCGCTTCCGTCAAGACCTTTGGATTTATGTTAGAGGGAATACTCACAAATGTCCTGGTTTTTCCACCATCCTTATACATATATGGTCCGTATTGCCCTATCGCAAAGATATACGCACCAATTCGGACATTGGTGGCCGTCGCCTTGACCCTTGCTGTAAAACGTTCTATAATAGTAGCGGCCGTATCATTACTATTATAAGGAATCCGTATATCACCGCATTCTAAGAATTCTCCATATGGTCCTTTCTTTTTCACAATCGGTTGGTCATTGAATTGTCCCATATTGGCGGCTTCTTGCTGCTCTAGAATCCAAGCACGGGCTTCTTCTTCGGTTATATCTTGGACTGTTTTATCTGGGGGGAATGTGTAAAAGGTAGGTTTGGAATCGGGGATTGATGTATCTGCCTCTTGTAGTAATATAGGACCAGACTTACTCATCACTGCTTTGAATCCTCCACCAAAGTCCTTTACTTTCTCGGAGGTAGAAGGAACGGACGACTTGTCGCTCAGCTTTTTATGGTCGTCTTTATAGGAATCCCATGTGTTGCGACACAGGGACTTCCAATCTTCCTTGCCTTGTGATATAGAATCAAGACGGGCTTCCATTTGCGCGGTAAATTCATACGCAAAGAGCTGGGGGAATTCGCGAACACAGAAAGCAATGACGGATTCGCCTAGGGCAGTTGGGACGAGTTTCTGTTTTTCCGCGCCAAGACTCACCTGGGTAATTTGTGTTAAAGGAGGCCATGTGCTGGGTTTGATGGAAAGGGTGGTATGAGATGCTTTCTCGCCCGTAATGTCCTTCTTCTCCACGTATGATTTATCGAACAAGACTTCCACTAAACTTGCGAAGGTGGATGGGCGACCGATGCCCTTTTTCTCCAGCTCTCGAATGAGAGTCGCTTCTGTGAAGCGGGGAGATGCCTTAGAGCGTTTAGGGGCGGCCTGGATTTTCGTCCAGGTGACTTGCTTTCCTGGTGTAATAGTGAGAGCTTGTTTCCATTTACCGTCGACCTTTTCCTCTTCCGCAGAGCTATCGTCATCCTCTGAATCAAGATTTGCGGGGCGGCCGAGAATTTGCCATCCTTGGAAATCGGTTTTCTTCCATTTCGCCGTCCATTGGAAGTCGTTGTCGCCGCCGAATGTCAGTTTTACAGTGCGGGTCTGTCCTTTTGCGGGCGACATGGTGGATTGGATGGCACGTTTCCAAATGAGCGCATATATGTGTTTGTCTTGGGGAGTCCAGTCGCCAGGAAGATCCTTCACCTCAAAGTGTGTAGGGCGAATTGCTTCGTGGGCTTCTTGTGAGCTATGCTCACTGCTGGGGCGAAGCCCCTGAGCTTCTGGTTTTTGGGAAGCTTCTGGTTTTTGGGAAGCTTCTGGTTTTTGGGAAGCTTCTGGTTTTTGGGAAGCTTCTGGTTTTTGGGCAGCCTTCGATGCCTTTGCTTTTACAGGCGTAGGAGCAGGAGCAGGAGCAGAAGCAGTCCCAACATATTTATCCCCATAATTCTCTTTTACCCAGGCCTGAGATTCTGTAATTGCTTCTTGCGATAGAATCGCGAAATCTGTGCGCATATACGTGATATGACCTGCCTCATAAAGACCTTGGGCGATTTTCATCGTAGACTTCGGATTCATTTTATGTAGAGCAGAAGCTTCTTGTTGTAGTGTGCTTGTAATAAGAGGCTTTGGCGGATTTGCCGTCCATTGTCCCATACTTACGTCACTCACTGTCGCCGATGCCTCGCCGTGAATGTTTTCCAGATAATTCAGAGAAGATTCTTGGTCTTCCAGCTCATCGTCTAGACTCGCTTCAAAGGAATCATTATGGAAAGTTCCTGATATGATCCAAGATGTCTGTGTTGTATGGGATTTGATGGAACGTTCCTTGTCATATACAAGACGTAGAGCAGGGGTTTGGCATCTCCCAGCAGATAATCCACGAGCCACATGCTTCCATAACAAGGGGCTGATTGTGAACCCAACCAACATATCTAAGACAGACCTCGCTTGCTGCGCATACACCTTATTCATGTCTATTTTCCTTGGATTCGCCACAGCAGCACGGATAGCAGTGCTTGTAATCTCATGGAAGACGGCACGAGGGAATGAAAGAGGGTCTTTCTTCAATAAACAGGCCACGGAATACGCAATCGCCTCTCCTTCACGGTCATCGTCGGCAGCAAGATAGATGGTTTTTGCGTCCTTGGCCGCGTCCATAATTGCCGCCATGGACTTTGTCTTTTCCTTCATGAATTTGAATCTTGGCTCGAAATCTCGGTCAATTCCAACCGCATCCAGGTCTTCCTCTAGTGCGCGGATATGACCCATTGTAGCTAAGACTCGGAATGTTGGACCAAGAAATTCGGCGATTTTCTTACATTTTGCGGGGGATTCCACTATAAGAAGATTCATCTATTTGGGAGGACTTCTAAGAAGTTGGATAATGGGCGGCACTTTTTATTGGATTGGCTCTAAAGATTTTGTAAGGGGTCAAAAACAGAATGGCCTCTGCAGGTCTTTTAAAATTACTAAACTCTGGGTTACAGGATGAACGCTTATTGGCTCCTAAAGGGCAGCCGAGTAGCAGCGCCTTCCAGAAAGTATTTACAAACTCCGGTCGTTTCACGACAGAATGGTATCGTGTAGATTTCGACAACCAACCAGCATTTGGCTCAGCCGCCAAAATCACGATTCCTCGCCGAGGACATTTGGTAACCCGAGCGTTCCTGGTGACGAGAATGCCAGATATCTCTACAGCACAGGCTGCTGCGAGGAAATATGCCGCCGACGCAGGCCTCCCATTTGCTGGCCCGACCTTTGGTTGGACGAATTCCATCGGTAATGCCCTCGTCGTTTCCGCCCAACTCACGATTGGTGGAAATCCGATAGACACACTGGACGGAAAACTCATGGAAGTCCTCGACGAGTTCCACACCCCTCTGGAAAAAACCACCACGGT